ATTGATAACCTTTTAAAACTCCAATAGAATTATTATACCAAATTTGACCGACTTCTGGATTAGATGGGTCTGTTGATACTGACTGAACTGCAGTACCGCGTATTTCTTTAAAGGTTGTCATTTCAAACCTCCCTTAATTATTCTGTAATAGCCAACCTTGTGTTGCATCAACGTATACAAGTGTAAATCCTGCTCTTTCTGTTGCCACCGTTAAATCTGAAGCGTCGCCTTGAATTTTGTGTCCGTTACGAGCTATAGTTAAATTATTAGTGTCAAATGTTCCTGCGTAATCTATGAATGATATAAAGTCACCAATTGTTGCTGATGCTGGTAATGTTACTGTGAAAGCTGATGAAGTTGTATTACAAAAATAACCTTGTTTAGCAACTGCTGTAAATCCAGAAGTTTGAACTGCTTGCCAAGCTGCTCCGCCTGATACAGTTGCAAAAGATAAATTTCCAGAACCATCAGTTGTTAAAACTTGATTTGCTGTTCCCGTTGCAACGGGTAAAGTTAATGTGTATGGAGTGTCTGATGTAATTGTAGCTGGAGCTTTTAATCCAACATAACCAGATCCTGAAGCATCTCCTAATCTTAATGCACCTTCTGAATCAAGAATTAAATTTGTTCCATCCCAAGTAAAATTAGCTGAACCACCAAATGCACCAGAACTATTAAATTGCACCTGTGTATCTGATCCACCAGGAGCTCCTAAAACTATTTCATTAACATTTGTTGCATCTGCATATAAATATTTAAATCCCTTATTTGTTGTAGAAAAAGTTACACCTGTTCCACCTGCTTGTTTGAATTCAACTGTGAAAGCACCTGTTGTTCCATTATAAACAATCCAAGTTTTTTCAACACCCGTTGGAACTGTTACGATTTGATTTCCTGTAATTGTTCCTGTTAATTTTATAACTGCATTTCTTGCATTAGAAAGAGCACCATCAGACATTGCAAGAGCTGTTGTTTGAGCTCCACCTGCAATACTAACTTCTTGGTATCCACCAATAGCTTGTTGTATTAAGTATAAATTTGTATTTGTAATTTGACCCCATGTACCAGCGTTTTCGCCAGTTGCCATTATTGATAGCTTAAGATCTGAAGAGTATATTGTAGCCATTTAATTCCTTATTTTACTTAGTTAAAATATTTATCAGTTTTTGTCAATTAATACAACCTCTATATTTATGCAGCAACTTCTGACCAATTTATTGATTGTCCAGTGTCTACTCCTGTATAATTTATTGATTGACCTGGATCAACTGGAGCCCAAGAAGATACATATAATTGACCTGTTGCTCCTGTCAAGCCAAATCCAGTTACATTTACAGAAACATCTAATTTAGTAGTTATTGAATTTATAGATATACTTAATAATTGTCCTGCTAAATTTATAGGTGTATTTAAATCTATAGATACTGAATCTAATGCTGTTGTTAATTGTTCTCCTGTTAAAAGAGCTACAACGGCTATATCTATAGATACAGAACCTGTTGCTGTTGTTAATTGTTCTCCTGTTAAATTGGCATCTGGACCCGGGTCAACATCCCCTTCAACAATTGTTAAATCTTCACCTATTAAAGAAACATTAACTGCTATGATTGCAGTTACTGAATTTAATACTGTTGTTAATTGTTCTCCAGTTAAAGAAACATTAGCTTCTCCTGTAACAGTTACTGAATTTAATACTGTTGTTAATTGTTCACCAGTTACATTAGCATCTGGAGCCGGGTCAACATCACCTTCAACAATTGTTAAATTTTCACCTATTAAAGAAACGTTAACTGCTATGATAGCAGTTACTGAATTTAGTGTTGTTGTTAATTGTTCTCCTATTAAAGAAACATTTGCTTCTCCTGTAACAGTTACTGAATTTAATATTGTTGTTAATTGTTCACCTGTAACATTTGCGACAGTGATTATGTCTACTAATGTATTTCCTTCAAGAGTTGAAAGACCTACGTTTGCTCCCCAACCAAATTGACCCCAACTATTTGATCCCCAAGTTGTAAGTGTACCAGGAGCTGTTACTTGAACTGTAACATCTAGTGAACCTGTTCCAAATTCTCCTTGGCCCCAAGTTCCTGAGCTCCATCCTAAAGCCATAGGTTAAAACTCCTAATTAAGATATTCTGATAATAGCGGCTGAGCTTGTAAATGCTGGGAATTGAATTGTAAATGTTCCTGCTGTAGCTGTCTTATCAGTTGTAAAACTTAATACTGCAACCGCAGCATTACTGAATGATGTATTATATATCAAACAACCTCTAGCAGTTAGAGTAACGTTTTGAAAAGATAAATCAGCGAAATCTGTAAAAGCAACTGTTGATACAAGAGATGTTCCAGAATTTACTAATGCTTTTCCACCTGTTGTATAATTTGTTCCAGAAGAACTTACTTCTCCACCAGTTGTATAAGAAGTTGTTGCTGCACCTAATGTTGCTGTTGATACGTAAAGAGCTAATTTAAATTTATCTCCACCACCGCCTGAAGTTGAAAAATCTTGATCACCATCTAATAGTTGTTTTTTAAAACTATTTGGTAACGCTTGTGTAATAGCCATACTTGTTTCTCCTTATTGTGGTTTTCGAGCTATACGAGGTTCTCCATCTAGAAACTCATCAGTTCGTCTTCTTCCCATTTGTTCTAATGAGAATCCTTCGATAGCTTGCTTATATCTATTTTCATAATATTGCAACATATCATTTGGACCCTTCAAAAATCCATAAGCCTCAACTAGGCAAGCATATAATAAACCATTGGGAAATTGTTGGCTTAAATATGTATTTGCAGTTGTAGACGATAATCCAGTTGGTTTCAAGATATAATTTGCTTGAATTGTATAAGCTTGATTTGGAGTAGGTGCTACTATTACTGTATTTTCATCCCAGTTAGCATAGTATTTAGGCACCCCTGTAGTATTACTTTGATTATATTCATTAATAAAAGACACATCTCTAACGTCTAAAAAACTAATTGTTCCATCAGTATTAAATACCTGTAGAGATCTTATAATTAAACAATTATCAGGAACGTTGAAATATTTTTGAGTTACAATAACAGAAGAGGTTGCATATTTTCTATTATTATCAGAATCTACATCTCTTAATATTCTAAATTCAGCATCTTGAATAAATCCATCAATAATAGTAGCTGTTAATACATTAGAATCTACTTCTGTGTAATTTCTTATTTTTGTAACTAATTCTGTGTATGTCATATTAAGCCTGTAGTGTAACCGGTCCTGCAGAACATTGTGCCCCGCCGCCAGCTATATTTCCTGTTGTTGCTGTACTTGTACTTAAAAAATAAAAATAATTTAAAGTATCACTTACAATACCAGATGAATCAATTTTTCCAACGGTAATTGTAAATCCATTAGCATTTGAAATATCTGTAACATTATCAAATGAAGGAACGTCATCAAAAGAATCTTCTCTAGAAGGTGTGCCTACAATATTAACTTGCGGCGGGCCTCTAAATCTTACGATATTGCCAGTTGATCTTCCATGATCTTCTGAATAAACATTTATATAAGTAGAACCTGCATACTTAGTTGTTGAAAAAGGATTTAAAGTTAAAACTACAATTACTGGTGGTTCAATTCTATCAGGATGCGCATATCTTAAACCTTGTGGATCAGTTGTTGTTGGTCTTGGCTCTAATTGAGGTTGTTTAGCTTCATATTCAGAAGTATGTACCCATGAACCATTCCATTCTTGAACCATTTCTTGATATGGAAATCTACAACCAGAACGGTCAGAGATCATATAAGAATATTTTCCTCTTGATAGATTAGACATTTGGATAATAAGTTTTTGGAGTTATAAATGAACTTGAAGAAGATCCATCAGTTTCTAATGCTCTCTTTAATTCATCTTCGTATAATAATTTTAATCCTTCTACTCTTTGTGGAGCAAGTTTAAGTGCTACATAATAAGCAAGTCCCGCGCACATGCATGGAACAAATCTATATGGAACATCTGTTGCATTTGTGTAAGCTCCAACATCTTGAATTCTTTTAGCATAGTAATATTGAATAACGTTATTCACCTGATCTGTTCCTGGTGTTAAATATAAAGTGATTGTAATTTTATCTATAAATCTTTGTACGTAATATTGTGTAGGTTGACCTGTTGCAAATTTAGAAGATAAACCACTGTAAGCTGATCTATTAATTTTTGTAAGTGGAAAATCAACAACTGGAGTTTGTTCTGTATTTCTATAAACCATTTCTAAAATATCATCTGGTCCATAAGTAATAGAATTATAATCATATACAGTTGCATTATCTGCATGGATTGCAGCAGTTGTACCATTAGCACCTCTTACACA